ATGTCCAAGCTCTTATGAGAGACCATAAGATTGTTTACACAGACAAAAAACTCACAAACATTGATGACGAAATTATGGTAAAAGATCTTAAAGTTAAAGATCTTCCCGATATGTCAGACGATGAATCTAAAGAATTTAAAAAGATATTAATGTACTCCGCTCCAAGAATGATGGAGTATTTCAACATTGCTAAATCAGTGTGGACAATAGTGTTTGATTCTTTGGATATGAAAGTTAAAAGAAACAAAAAAAACATTATTCATCCTAAGGGGTTCTTTTATTTTATTGATCATGAAAAAACTCATTATGTTTGGGAATATGTGATCAAAAAACAAACCAAATTAAATCCCCAACAAATGACAAATGTAAAATTAATTTACGATCAATCTATAAATGATTTGACTATTTCAAAAATTATTTGTAATTTTTCTTCATTCGATGGCATTGACAAAAAAATAGGACCAATATTTTATATGAGTTCAAGTGGAATTTTCCCAATAAACGAAACCCTACTTCCAATGTTCAAAAGAAGAATTGCTGGTCACATATCGCAAACTAAAAAATTTGAACAATTAAAAGAAAACAATGAGTGATAAAGAAAAAAATAAGATTTTAAAGTTCATTAAAAAAATGATTGACAAACACCCAAACGATCAAGATTTGGGTCACGAAATACGAAAGTATTATTTGACAAAAACACAAAAAAATAAATAATATATGAAAATTAAATTGGAATATGTTTGGCTGGACGGATATAAACCAGAACCAAACCTTAGAAGTAAAGTTAAGATTGTTGAATACAATACAATTAAAAACGCATTTTTAGATGGAAATTTTCCTATTTGGAATTTTGATGGGTCATCAACTAACCAAGCTAAAACTGGAAACTCAGATCGTATATTAAAACCTGTTAGACATTATATGAAAGACATGTCATCTACGGTTTATGTTTTATGTGAGGTATTAAATCCTGACGGAACACCACACGAGTCAAATAAAAGATCAAGTATTGGTGAAGGGTTTGAAGATCTTTGGTTTGGTTTTGAACAAGAGTATTTTATTCGTGAAGAAATTAATGGGAATATTTTAGGACATAAAAGAAATAGTCTTAAAGGGCAAGGTGAGTATTATTGTGGTGTGGGACATAATGTTGTTGGTCGTAAGTTTGTTGACGAACATACAAATATGTGTTTAGATTATGGTATTAATATTACCGGAACAAACGCTGAGGTTGCGTTAGGTCAGTGGGAATACCAGATACTATCAAAAGGTAAGTTAGAAGGTGGGGACGATCTTTGGATGACTCGTTATTTCTTACACAAAGTTGTGGAAAACTACGGTTATCACATCGAACTTCACCCAAAACCAATTCAAAATGGTGAATGGAATGGATCAGGACTTCATACAAACTTTTCAACAGACACAATGAGACTTGACGGTAATGAAGAATATTTTACAGCATTATTTAATGCGTTTGAATCAAGACACGAAGACCATATTAAAGCTTACGGGTCAAATAATAATTTAAGACTTACTGGTGAATATGAAACTCAATCCATAGATAAATTCAGTTGGGGTGTATCTGATCGTGGAGCATCAATTCGTGTTCCTCAGGAAACTGCAAAAGAATGGAAGGGTTATGTTGAAGATCGTAGACCAGGTTCAAATGCCGACCCTTACAAGATCATTCGTGAGATTGTTAAATCACTTGATGTTACACAACAAATATACGATACAAAACATATGATGACCTCATTTGTTGATATGGATGGTCTTAATGGGAAATACGGAACAATGCCCAACGATGAGTTATTAAAAGAATATAGAGAAGAAGAATAATGGATAACGAATGTGTGTGTGGCGGCACCGGACTTTGTCAGTGTCCCCCACCAAAAATAGAACAAGTAAATCATCCTCAACATTACGGAGGAGAAAATAATGAATATGAGGCAATCAAAGTTATTGATGCTTGGGATTTAGGATTTAGTTTAGGAAATACAGTAAAATATATTAGTCGTGCAGGAAAAAAAGGAAAATACAACGAACTCGAGGATCTCAGAAAAGCCCTATGGTACCTCGAACACCACATCAAAAAAATTGAAGAAAAAAACAGGATTTAGTAAAGAAATCTCAGTTTTAGATGCAATCACAACACCAAATGAATTATTACGAGAAACTCTCATAAATTTTATGTGGGGGTTTCTCGGGAACTCTATTGTTGTGTTTGTAGCAAAGGAACTGGACTTTTTAGTTTTAATAAACTATATTGTTTATTACATTTTAATTTCTTATATTGTGAATAGAAAGAAATATGATACAATTCTTGGAAAGTTTATAGTTCTTCCTGGATCTGCTGCGGCAGGGGCTTTTGCGGGATATAAATTAGCTCAAATAATTACAGAAATAGTTTAAATAATGATAAAAACAGGTTATAGAATACTTGCAGGATGTATTATTATATTTTGGTTTGTGTTGACTTGGGGATTGGTATTAGAAATAATAAAAAATATATTTTAAAAATGATAGAAACAGGGAAAATAATAAACGGAGATTGCGTTGAGGTAATGAAAACATTACCCGAAAGATCTGTAGATTTAATTGTAACCTCTCCACCTTATGGGGTTGGAATTGCTTACGATGTTCACGAGGATGATGTTGAATTTAGTGAATACCTTGAGTTTGCCAAAAGTTGGTTAACTGAGTCTTATAAAGTATTAAAAGACGATGGTCGTATTGCCCTTAATATTCCTTATGAAATCAACAGACAAAAGAAAGGTGGGAGAATTTTCTTTGTTTCTGAGATGTGGCAAATAATGAAAGAGATTGGTTATGGGTTTTTTGGAATCGTTGATTTGGAAGAACAATCGCCACACAGAAGTAAGACCACAGCATGGGGTTCTTGGATGAGCCCATCAAGTCCATATATTTATAATCCTAAAGAGTGTGTTATTTTGGCATACAAAAAAAAACACATTAAAAAAGTTAAAGGTCAACCAGAATGGATGGGGGAATTAACCGAAATTGAAAATGAAGATGGGTCAAAAAGAAATAAAATGGTCTATGATGATAACCATAAGAAAGAATTTATGGAACTTGTGTTTGGTCAATGGAATTACTTTGCAGATACTAAATCACTCACCAAGGCAACCTTCTCAATGGACATCCCAACAAAGGCGATTAAGATATTGTCCTACAAGAACGATGTAATTTTAGATCCTTTCTGTGGTAGTGGAACATCTATGGTTGCCGCAGAAATATTAGATCGTAGATGGTTAGGTATTGAATTAAGCCCAAACTATTGTGATGTTGCAAGAGGTAGAGTTCAGACTTTTGTTGATGAAAAAAAACAAGTTAAAATAGATTTATTTTAAAGTAGAGTAACTTCATCATCTTCTTTGATGTTATATTTTTTACAAGTTCCACCAAGAAGTTCAAGTACTAAATCACCATTACCTTCGTAGTGATCACAATCATTTTCAAAACAAGGTTTACAATTGTGATGTATTTTTACAATTTTGTGATCATGTATGTAAATAATATCTAAATGAATAATACAGTTTTTCATCCAAAAAGAATGAGGTTCGTTTTTCATAAAAAATAACATACCATCGTAACCATCAAATTTTTTACCCATCATACCCTGTTGAGTATCTTTTGAAGTTAATAGAGTTTTAACATCAAATAAGTTATCATTTATTTTTACTTTCATATTTATAAATATCAATGAAGAAGTTTAGAAGAAGTGCTGGTGTCATTCTTAAATGTGGGGATGAGGTTTTACTCTGTAAAAGAGGACCAAAAGAAACATTACCAAACATTTGGTCAATACCTGGTGGTGGTATTGAAAATGGTGAATCGTCAGGTCAAGCTGCTATCAGAGAATTTCACGAAGAAACTGATATTGAAATTAATATAGACTTAGATCTTGTTGGAATTATAGATAACTTTAATGATGACGGAACCAAAAGAGGAATGATGTTTGTATTTTTACAAAATACTAAAGACAAAAAAGATCCTGATTTAAATAAAGCAACTCATGGTCATGAACATACATCTTGTAAGTATTTTAAATTAGATGACATACCAAAACAAAAAGAAGTTAAACAACTTTATGATATTATTAAAAAAGTTTTAAAATAATTTTTTTAGAACCAAAAGTTTTATTACATTTGTAGAAATAATAAAGACATGATAAAAACTCCAGTAAACCACAAGATTAATATTATCAATGAAAATTTCGGTACAATTCTATCTGAATCTTTTGTTGATCCAATTCAATTTAAAATATTTTTGAAAATGGTTGATGGTGCTTTAAATCTTAAAGAAGATCTTTCATTTTATGATGGTAATTTGTTTTTGGTTCATATTCCACATAAAATTTTAAAAGAGTCAATTGTTTTAACAAACCTGACACCTATAACTGTTGGAGAACAAGTGAGAAATAAATTAGAAACTTTGGTATAATATGAAAAAACTTATTTTATTTATTGTAGGACTTGTTTTACTTTCTTGTAAAAAAGTTGAGGTGAAACCACAACAACCTTTAGTTCCGCAACCAATTATTACTGACACAATTTTTGTTGACACAACAATAACTTTAAAAAATACCACTTGGGTAATCACTAAAGTTTTAAACACAAATTTTAATGAGGAACTAAGGTCGGACACTCTTGTTTTTTTAACCTATAATACTTATAGTTTTAATGGCATTCAGTCAACTTATAATTTTTATCCAAATAATTTAAACTATACCTTGACATTAAATAATACCCCTTGGGGGCATATAAGTGGAGGTATTTATGACTACAATATAACACAAGGCGAAATTATAAATTGTCAATTTAATAATTATTTTACAGGACAAAATTTAGTAAAAGTTTGGATGATTAAAATATAGTTTCTTTGTTCTATCAAAACAAAGTGGTGGAGTTAAATGACATTCCAATGTCGATCTCTTGAAAGGTGGGAATTTATTCTCACCTTTTTTGTTTTTTGGTATATTTATAAATAAAAATAAGATATGAAAAAATTAATCTTAAATGAAAAACAATATAATAGACTTCAAAATATTATTATTGATAAAGCCATTATAAGTGAACAAACCAAAAGTCAAATAATGATAATCCAACAAAGATTAATAGAATGTTTTGGGGCTTATCTTGGAACTTCAGGCCCTAACAAAGATGGTGTTGATGGGATTGCTGGCGATAAAACAAAAAACGCAATTGAAACCAACACAAAATACAGATTTGACCAAGAAAAAGAAGAAGATAAATCAAATGGGACTGTGGTGGACGACCAAAGTTTACTAGCTTAAAAATTACTATGAGAAATAAATTTACATTAAAAGAAGGTGAAGTCCAAAGAATATTAGGATTACACAAACAGGTCTTTTTGAAAGAAAATGGTCAAAATATACTAAAAGAAGAATCTACAGTAACTATAGAGGATACTTTAACATTCGACCCAAGCTCAAAAAATGAGTCTGAAGACGAATTACAAATATACAAAGGAACAAAGTTCAAAGTATCTACAAAAATTAAAAATTCATTAGTATCCACAAGAAAAGTTAGTGCACAATTTCCTTCTGCCGCTTCCGCAGGATATGCCGCAAGTTTTGAGGATAATAAAGCTTATGTTGTGTATAACTGTAAAACAAAAAATGTTTATTTAGTTGGATCCACAAATGAGGGAGCTAAAGAACAAAAAGACTTTAATCCTAGTAAAAGTATTTGGAAAACTGAAGGAAAGATGACATCTTGCGATACTTTGTGTTCGGAAGCGTCTAATGTTGTAAAGAATAATGAAGGATCAAGTAATTTAGGTGGCAATTATAAACAACTAAGACAACAAGATTTCATACCAATACCTGGCGGCAAAAACAAGGGGTCATTCAGTACACCTAAAGATATTGTATGGAAAAAAGCAGGTGACAAAGGAGCTGTTACAAAAAAGGCAGGACAGGATAATATAGGATTTTTATGTGCTGGTTATTTATCGCCTAAAAATGTGGCTTATAATTTTATGTATGACAAAACATGGTATACAAATAAAGCATTCGGGTCTTTTTTAAAACCAATTTTTTGTAATACTAAAACAGAAACAAATAATGACAAAAAAGTAGTTGATGGAACTAGTGAGTTAGATCCTAAAGTTAATCCTAAAGTTAAGGGTAATAGATATACTTTTGATTTTGATACCATCATGAAGGCAATTGACGACACAGGAAAATGTGCCGGATCTTCAGGTTCGTCCGATGGAACAAACGGAACAAACGGAACTCAAGGAACTTCAGGAACTCAAGGAACTTCAGGAACAAATGGAATTCAAAATCCGATACCAATTAATAATAAAATATCAAAAGAACTGTATTATAAAATAACAGCACCTTAATATAAAGGGAGTTTGACTCCCTTTTTTTATGCAATTTTTTTTCTTATATTTGTACTATGGAAAAAATAATATATCTAATTAGAGGAATACCAGGAAGTGGTAAGACAACTTTTGCAAAACAATTAACACCAAATGTGTTTGAGGCTGACCATTATTTTTATGATAATGACGGTAACTACAATTTTATTGCATCTGAAATAAAAGAAGCTCATGAAGAGTGTCAACAATATGTTGGATATGCAATGGAGTCAAACACACCAAAAATTGCAGTATCAAACACATTCACACAAGAGTGGGAACTCCAACCATATTATGAATTGGCAATTAAGTATGGTTATTATGTGACCTCTATTATTGTTGAGAACAGACACGGAGGAACAAATGTACACAATTGTCCTGAAGATAAGATTCAATTAATGAAAGATAGATTCAATATAAAATTATAAGAAATGAAATTTGATGACATATTAACAACGGGTGTGGTTTGGATCACATCAGACACACACTACAACCATAAAAACATTTGTAGATCTGTGACTAATTGGAGAACCCAAGATGGGGATGTCCCTACTTACAATACTAGAGATTTTCAATCGATAGATCAGATGAATGATGCTTTGGTAAACAATATTAACTCTAAAGTTGGTCAGGACGATACTCTAATTATGTTGGGTGACATTGCTTTTGGTGGATTTGAAAGTATTGGTAAGTTTTTAGATCGTTTGGTTTGTAAAAACATCCATCTTGTTTTAGGAAATCACGATCACCATATTAGAAATAATCGAGAAAACATTCATGATCGTTTTATAAGTGTTAGCGATTACTTACAAGTTAGAATTAATAATCA